ATCTTCCAAAAATGCCACGAAGATATAAGAAAAAATCCGATAACTGGTCATTTTAGGCCCAAACATATTTCTCACCTTTGCACTTAGGGCAATCAATAGTTGTATTGTAGATAGGATCTAGTTTGTTAGAACTGGTCTGAGAATCTACTGTTCTTACCATCCCATGTGGGATGCCTGTTTCAGTATCTGCACAATAATCACAGGGTAGATACTGCTTGAGTTTCACTTCCAGGTTGGGTCTGTTTACTATTGGCTGTGTTGGCTGATTTGATTTTTTCATAAATTCGTTCAACTATAGCAGGGTCTTTTTTAACTGCTTCTTCAACCTGTGGAACCAGGAAAGAGGCAGCCTTTTGATACTTCTTTGGGATTAACTGCATGATAACCTCGCCGAGGCCTGAGTCTTTCATGTCTATATCAGTTACTGTTTCTCCACGTTTAGACCTGTTAAGGGCCTGTTGTAAATTTCGCATATCTTCTCTATGTTGTTTATCACCATCTTTCTTACTTTGTGCTAAGTAGTCAATATCATTTTCAAAGTCTTTGATACGCTGCCTAGAGTGTTTATTGATAACTGACCTAGACCTAGAAATGTAAATACAGGAAATACCAGCAGATATACACGCAACCAAGATAAGTGATGCATATAATATTTCGATTTCCACATGATTTTAAAGATATTACTTAGATTTACGTGTTTTTAGTTGTCATTTGGTTGGTTTTGGTTGTCATTTGGTTGGTTTTGGTTGTTTTTGGTTGTTTTTGGTTGTTTTTAATTGACAAAAACGCCTAACTAACCTAATGATTATTTGAATTTGTCATAAAAGTCTCACTGTAGGTACGTTCCTAGGGGATATGGTATTGGCTTGGGGTGACATAACTGGGGACTGGCTATACATATTTTCAAAATCTTAATATATATTATTATACTAGGGTGACTTAGCCTTATTATGTTTAATCCAGACCACGTGACACCATTAGAAAAAGCAAGAAGGTTGAAGGCTGCACAAAAGGAAACAAAGGTAGCCAAAACTATTTCCATTCCGATTAGTTATTGGGCATTACTTGACCAGGTTCGAAACATAACAGGAAAGAAAAACGCCAATGAAACTATAATGTATTGTATTAAACAAATAGCAATTGAAGAGGGCTTAGAATCTTGACATTTAAATTTAAAAATATAAAAAAGAATTCGCCTGTAAAAACTTATCAGGATAATGTGAGTATTGCCATATCTGACCAGTTTGTGGAAATGATTGTTGGTGCAGGTTTCTCGCGTAAAGAAGCTAGGAAATTTATTTTAAAAGATGTTAAATTCATTATAGATGATTTAGAAAAGGAATTTGACAATTGAAATAATCCCAAGAGAAAAATGTAGATTCTGTAAAGTCTATTTGGCTAAAGGTTGTCTTAATGATATTTGTTTTGAGTGTTCTAAAAAACAAGGTTATGTAAGTTGGCGTAACGTTCAAGGTAATCCAGACTATTGACAACGAAACAAAAAAAATGCATTAACTGTAACCATATTTCAGGTGTTCATAATCCAAGTATTCCAAACTGGAAATGTAGATATGTTCATTTTATTGAAGGTGTCGGTGCAAGTGTTTGTAAATGTTCATTTTACTTTCTTATTATAAAAAATTGAAAGAACTAATCTTAAAATTTCCTTTATTTTTTTTATCATGCACGATTTAACTTATACGCTGTTATGACACTTCCAGTTGAAAGATTACCAGCTGGAGGATAAATTCTCACTCCGTCACTAGCTGATATATTGGAGCCTGTAATATATCCTCCCCATTGAAAATACCCAGAACCTCCAATGCTCCAAATTTCACCAGTATAGGTTAAGAATGGAGAAGAACCAGAAGTATTAGTCGGGTCTTGACATATAACTCTAGTATGCCCTGTAAAATATTCTGAACCTATTGTAGTATAAACCCGAGCTAAACCAGAACCATTCACGGCTGTTATAGCTCCACCTACAATATTAAACGCGTCCCACTCATAATTGGCCGTAAGTCCATTATATTGAACTTGTAATCCGTTTGCATTTCCTGGACTCACGCATGAAAAATAAATGTCTATTGCTGCAACATCTGCAAAGGATTCTGATGGCCAGGTTAAAATCTGCTCGGTAGCGGGTGCACCTAATTCTGTACTTCCTAATAATTCATATGCTGCACCACCACCAGCAGGTGTGAAATATTCTGGTGCAGTTGCACCAGCGTTTACTTGAATCTGCTGTGCTGGGGTACCAATTGCTAAACGCTGTAAATGTGTACCGTCTGAAAAAATTACGTCACCTTGCGTTAAATCTGCTGAAGTTACATTGTCTGCATCAAGACTACCTCCATCCTGGACAACAGTTGCATCATGTTTATGATTTTTTAAAACGTTAGAACCTCCACCAGAAAAGCCCATCGTTTATCCTCTATCTCGGTTAAATCTTGCTTGTTCTGTTGAGAGATACATTGGTGTAACTTGTGCTAATATGTCAGTGGTTCCCGCTGCACCAGGAGTAACTTGAACACTTACAATGTTTTGACCGTTTATGTTTTGATCTGCACCTGCGCTTAATGTAATTGCAGGTTGCCCATTTACTGAAAAGGTACATGGATTAGTTGCATCCTGATTTTTAATTGCTAGTGAAATTGCTATGGCTCGATATAATGTTGGGTAATGAACTGTTGTGGCTGCTGCACCTGCTGCTATAACATCAGCAACAAAAGTGCTTTCAGCAGTTGTATCGTTTGGTTTTACCGTGACACGGTATCCTAGAATTATTTGAGGCATTTAAGCCACCTTAGAAAAGATTGGCGTATTTAATCGCAAAAGAATATTGTGCAATACCACCACCCGTTACTGTCTGAGCTGATGAGAAAGATAATTGTTTTCCTCCACTTTGACCACCAACAGAAATTGGAATATTTCCCATAACAACACGTCCAGCACTGGCCGCTGAACTGGCTACTGAAAAGTTAGTAACTCCTGATTGAATACCATTAACGAGTACGTTTGTTTGATATGTTGCTGCTCCTGGAGGGTCTCCATTATTAACCCAATCCTGAATTTCATTACTTTGATTTAATTGTTGAATCGTGAGCTGTGTAATATCATCAGTGGAAGGAGCAAAAATATTTAATGCTGAACCAGCAGTCGTATAACTTCGCATAATTGGAACAGCCATTATAGACTTGTCTCCTGTAAGTTACCCATTGAGTTTGAACCAGAAAACGATGCAGTTGAAGCACCTATAATTGAAGTTGCTACTGCACCTATTGCTGATTCTATACCACCAATTCCATAGGCTGCTGCTGCTGGAATTACTTTGCCTATTGTACCACTTGCCATTCCTGGTGAAATTGCACCAAGTATGACGGTTCCTAAGGCTGCAATACCTGCACCTGCTAGAATTTTGTTAAGTGTTTTACCTGTCTTTAATTTAAATGCCATTCTCAATTCTAAGAATAGAGAATGACTTAATAAGTATTCCTTATTTCATAAGATATGGTTATTGGCAAGCTTGGGAGTTATTTAGCTCTTGGTCTTGTTGGTGCTTTTCTTCTCAATACATTAATCAGACCTGGTTCTGCATCTGCAACAGGTGGAGCATTACAGGAAACTGGGTTAGGTATTGCCTCCATTGGCTCAGGAATAGGGGATTCATTACAGTCAATAGGTGAAGGTGCTTCGAAATTGTTTAATCCCCTTTTCACTTTAAGAGACTTGGTCTGGTCACCTGGTGTTGCAGGTTCAGCAAATATGAGTCCAGTAGCACAAAAACAAGGTGATACAGCAAATAGAGTTAATACAGGTTCTAACACTGTTACATGGTCATCACGTAATACTGCATCTACTCCAGGTGGAGGAGCAAACATATCGAGTTTAGGTTCACAGAGAACATCAGGTGGAGGCTTTAGAGCAGCCAATTAAAATGAAAAAAGGAAGTGCTGAAGCCAAAGCGTGGGGCCGTAAGATGAAACGACTTAGAGGGAAACCTAAAACTAAACGAAAAAAATCAACACGTAAAGGTCAGGTCAGAAAAACAGCCCGTAGAGCATATAGGGGAATTGGGATTCATCTTCCAAAAATGCCACGAAGATATAAGAAAAAATCCGATAACTGGTCATTTTAGGCCCAAACATATTTCTCACCTTTGCACTTAGGGCAATCAATAGTTGTATTGTAGATAGGATCTAGTTTGTTAGAACTGGTCTGAGAAT